AGCTAAAGAATTATACTGTATTAATGCAGATGCCGTAGCGGCGGCAGCGGGAGCTGCAAAATTACCATTAGCTGCAGTAGTTAAATCATCATATTTGCCCATGCCTAAATTATTCTTTAGCGATAAAAACACCTGATAAGTAGCAGGGTTAGCTGTTGCTGCTACGATATTTAAGGCATAGCTTATAGAAGAAGTATTGGTCTTAGCGGTATTTAATAGAATCATTGGAAAATATCCAATAGAAGCAACGCCGACTTGAACGGTAGAACCTGTAGTGCCAGTTGGAATTATCTGCGTTACAGTATCAAAGCAGTTAACACTTGTAACTGTATTTGCATTGGGACCCGCTAAGGTTTCACTAATAAAAACCCCATTCTGATAACCGGTAATAAGAAAATTAATTCCAGAAAGATTTGCTGCTGAATTAAGAGTAATTCTTGGAACAATACCGAAATCAATAAAATTAACTATTCTTGTGGTTTTATTAACATAAGAACCATTTAATAGCAGCGGAGTATTTGCAGTTGTAGTTTGAAAAAGCGATATTCCGTTTGCTATGGGAGCAGGCCAATTATATTCATAAAATTGAGACATAATTTATCCTTTTATTTATATTGTATGAAGCACTAGCTAGTTATTTTTAGTTAGTGCTTCTTTTTTTAACAGATTTTTAAAACTTATCCCTGTATAGGTTTAAGCAGTTGAACCTTGTGCGCCAATTACCCCAAGAGGAGTAAACATACCAAAAGAATAACGACCTGATGCAAGCACTGACATGGTTTCAGTTACAGGATCGGTTGTAACGTTTACTTTAAGCGGACGTCTTACGAAATGCTTACGACTTCCCTTAACATTAGTTAATCCAAACCAGTTGCTAGGATTTGTTAAGAAATGGCTTACTTCATAACCTTGTGGAATAGCCTTCATGTTATAAAGTGCATTTATATCATTATTAGCCGTTCCTGTTCTAAATACAGATTCAAGTAACCTGCAACCTGAGAACATTAAGTCTTGTGGAAGTAGCAATCTCTCAATTTGAGCATTAATTAGCAGTCCTGCCTGATCTTTCATTTTACCGGCAAGAATTACTGCCTGTTCAACGCCTGCCTCACTAAAGTCGACATAAATACTAGCACCGTTATATCCCCCGACGCGGTTAGAATAAACACCGCCGTCGTAAGGCTGATTAAATGAGCAGAGAGGTTGTCCGTTGGCTTGAGTTGCCGCTGTGTTAAATGCCTGGTTAAAAGGGTTCATAGCTACTACTTCTCTGGTTTGTTCATAGGAAGTAGTAAGCGATTTTGTACCATTAAAGAACTGATCGGCATAAAGATCATCTTCCATGGCAATATTAGTAATCTGAAAACCGAGGGCAAATTCCCGATGGACAAATTCATAAATAAACCGCTCAGCCATGGTATCCATTTTAATAGGAGCACCTTGGGTTTTCTCAAGAGCGTAACCTGTTCCTCTAATATCAACCATTCTCTCAGTATGTTTGACAGAATTAGCCTGTTCGTAAACTTTGGTATATTCCCCTTTAAACCGATCATACTGAGATTTTACCTCATAAAGACCTGGCCAAAGCAGACTTGGAATATCACCGGTTGTTATAATAGACATAATTAATTACCTTTATTTTTATTTTTAGTTTTCTTTACTGACCCTGCCTTAACAGGTGTTTTTCTCTTCTCCTTTTTGGGTAGATATAATCCTTCCTTTAAAAGAGCTGGTATATTACCGCTTGTTATTATGGACATAATGTTACCTTATGCAGTTAATTTTGCTCCTGGAGTTCCTGTAGAGCCATGTATATGCACATTGAATTTACATAGGACATCAATAAAAGGCATACTAATACCCTGTATTAACCCTGATGGATTAGCATTTGTCTGTAATTCTGGAACCAAACCAAGAATTTTGATTTCTCTATTTATATTTCCATCGCCAGCTAATGCAGTTATTGTAATAGTTGCACCATCTAAGTAATAAGCAGATTGTCCAGTTGTAGTATTACCTGTTGCTGGGTTCTTAGTAGGAATTGCACCAACAGGTGCAGTAAAAGGAGTTCCTCCTACTTGTAAGAAAGCATTTTGACCAATAAAAGCTGATTGAAAAACTGAAGGTGCATAAACTCCTCCTTGGGCCGGAAGAACGGAATTATTTGTTGAAGTAGAAATCTGAACTTTAAATACTACTTCTGGATCATCATTAACGAAGGCAATAATTTTTGTACCTTTTTTAACTTGTCTGCTTGCCGGCCAGTAATCAGAATTTACTTGATAACCAGTTAAAGCGTCCGTAAATTGGCATCCTATAAAAATTCCTACAGGTATTCCTGTAACTACAGTCGCTGGATTATTTTCAACAGGGGTATATCCTGCAACTATAGTACCTGTTCCTCCTGCAATAGAATTAGGAATTGTATCAGCAGGTGGTTTCATTCTTACTAAGTCCCCTTGAAAAATATTACCATTATAGGTAGTTAAGCCATCATCAGAGGCATAAATAAAGTATTGGCCTAATTTTTGTGTTCCGCCATTTCCTATTTGAGATTGAACTATTTGCAATCCATAAGGAGCGTTAATGCCGTTAGACATAATTTCCTCGTATATTGTTAATTATTAAAAAATATAAATATTTTAAATTTAAAAAAGATAAGCTAATTCAAGCTCAGGAGACCTTTTAACGTCTAGTTATGACGATAAACTTTGATTCTAGATAAGTTTCAAAACTAGCCTTTTTATGTCTTGCGATGACAGAGGTAGCTTTTAAGAAAAGATTTAGCTACAAACTACGCCTTTTTACGTCTAGCAATGACGGGAACCTTTTTAAGTCCGGTTATGACTTTTTTTCTACCTAATTATATTATAGCAAAAAGACGGCTACTTTTGCAAATCGTACTACTATTTTAGATTTAGCTTATATATCTTCAATCCCTTGAGAGAGTATTGCTTCAAGCTCTTCTTGTTCTACTTTATAAACTATTTTTTTCCATTTGATGTAGTTAATTTCAAATATACCGTTTTTTCCAGTTCTTAAATCTTGTTTTACTTCTTCACTACCTAAAGCTATTCTAGTTAACCTTATTAAATAAAAATTATTATTTTCGGTTAATATTTTTTTTAAAGCATTTTTAATTTTATTCTCCGATGGTCCATCACTAATAAAATCATCAATTAATCCATTTACAAAATTCAAAATAATAAAATATTTTGCTTTTTTATCTAAACTTACTTTAACGGAAAAGTACTTTTCTAAGTCTAAGTACATATCTTTTATTTCGTATTCATGCATAACACATTCTTCCTATTGAATTTAAAAAATAACATCAGTTTTATATTATAACAAAAGGCTCATCCTTTTTACAAATTATGCCTTAAAAATATCGCTATGAGTACCAGTTCGTTCTAATCTAAGAACTTCATCATCTAAATAGTAAACTAGCAACCAATCAGGTTCTATATGGCATTCCCAACGATTTACATATTTACTGGATAATTTATGCAATTTATATTTTGCAGGTAGTAATAAATGAGGTTCTACGCCTCTATTGGTATTATCTAATAGCAAATTTATAACATCAAATATTTTTTGAGCGCTTTTACCACGCTTAAACATTAACTTAAGTTCTTTTTTATAAAGATTAGTACTAACAAGTTCAATCATGGTCATGACGCTTTATTTTAAAACCTTCATCTTCTAATTCTTGATATATTTCATTAAACATATCTTCAACAGAAGCAAATTTTGTAACCCCAATTCCTTGATCTGATTCTTCAAAAATTTTAATAGTATCTGCATTAGGAATGTTTTTTGATATATGTACTTGTTGCTCAAGCTTTATTTTGCTTTGAATTGCCTTTGTAACAAAATCTTTTATTTTACACTCTTTATAAGAAGTATGAACTTTTAACATATGATGTAATTCATTAGGTATATCTATGCTTAATCTTTTCATGTTATTTTCTTTTAATTATTACCTTAAATAAGTATAACATGTTTTATTAAAAATTGGTAGACTAATCTGCTCCACTTTAATTACCAAATACCACCACGGATACGCCATCAAGTACGGGAAGCAAATTACCGAGTGTATCGGTTGTAAAAATAATAAATTCGGTAGCTGACCTAGACCTAAAGAACACCTGAAACGGTGCTATTACTTCCGCTCCTCTGCTCAGCGCCGTTAATACAGCATAATTACCATCAGGAAAAGGAGTAGCAAACGTTACAACATAAGACCCTTTTGCTCCGCTAACCGATGCTATATTAAAACTACTCTCTATCTGAATATTATTGCTCGGGGCATTATTATCGTAAAAGAAACAATAAGCTTTAGCAGTAGCAGGATTTATAATCTTTCCCGGTACTGTCATATTACCGATATTGTCAATTTGAGTACTGTTTAAATTGATTACTCCATCATCTACAGTAGCGAGGTTAATATCCTGATCACCGCTTGCTGTGGTAATCGTATTTACAGATATTAAGAGATTACCTACATTGATACTGGATAACCCAGCTAAAGAATCGGCTAAATTAATAATTACATCGCCGCTAACCCCATCACCGCTTTGCAAGGTTATATTAGAGCCACCGCCTATTTTTCTGGTAACATATGAAAGCGGAGTATTACCGGTTATTACTAAAAACCCATTCTGTACCTGAGTAGCCAGGTTATTTAAATTATTCAACGAGTCGGCAACCTTAAAAATAATGTTACCTGTTGGTGGAGTAACAGTTGAATTTGTAATCTGCAAGCTGTTATTCTGACTTTCTGTAGAAAAACTTACTATACCGCTACTACCGCCCCCAAAAGGTATTACTTGCCATATTCCTTTACTGGTTAGATTCTCAGTTAGATATATCTGTATTACTTCCCCGGGAATAATTACATTAGTTAGCGGCGTTCCGTCATTATATAAAAGAGTAAAGTCTTTTTGCCCGACATTATTAAACAACAAGCTAGTACCGGTTTCTACAGTATT